CTTCTCCTTCTCGACCGCCACCCTCGGCGGGTACACCTACACGTCGAAGATGACCCGCGTGTCCCTGCAGCTGGTGCAGGACGCCGTCTTCAACCTCGACGTCTGGCTGCCCCGCAAGCAGGGCGAGCGCATCGGGCGCGCGGTGGCCGAGCACCTGGCCATCGGCGACGGCGTCAACAAGCCGCAGGGCCTGCTCACCGGCCTCAACGGCGGCACGACCGCCGCGGTCGGCAAGGTCACCTTCGACGACCTCATCACCCTCGAGCACTCCATCGACCCGGCCTACCGGTCCAACGGTCGCCAGCGCTTCCTGCTGTCGGACTCCGCGCTCGCGGAGCTGCGCAAGCTGAAGGACGCGCAGGGCCAGTACATCTGGCAGCCCTCCGTCCAGGGCGGCGTGGCGTCCACGATCCTCGGCCACCCGTACACGATCGACAACGGCATCCCGGCCTTCGGCCTCGGCGCCGAGGCCATCGTCTTCGGCGACATCGCTGCGGCCTACGTGGTCCGCCAGATCGCCGGCGCGCAGGTCATGCGCCTCACCGAGCGCTACGCCGACTTCCTGCAGGTCGGGTTCCTCGCGTTCACGCGCCTGGACGCGAAGGTCCAGGACACCTCCGCGGCCAAGACGCTCACCATCAAGGCCGCCTGAGCCGTCCTCCCGTCCGACCCACCCAGCTGAGGAGATCCGTCATGGCGGACACCACGAAGGACACGGCCCCCAAGCCGTCCGGTACGACCGACCAGGCCAACACCGAGCAGCGCGAGGACGCCGGCGGGACCCCGACGATCGACGTCGTCGCCATGCCGTCGCTGCGCGCCGACGGGACCCCGGACCAGACCCCGGGGTTCAAGCAGCTCGTCGACGACAAGGACGACCCGCGCACGGACTCCTGACCGTGCCCGGCGACCACCCGGGAGGGTTCGTCCCCACCCGTCACGGCCGCCAGCTGCGCGCCCGCGTCCGCCGCGGCGAGGTCATCCTCTCCGCGGCGGACGTCCGCCGCGCCCAGCTGGAGCGACCGGAGCGCGACGAGCGCCAGGTCGCCGCCGACGTCACGCGTCCCGACGAGCCCGGAGGTGAGCAGCGGTGCCGCTGACCATCCAGGACCTCGCCGAGCACCTGAACATGGCCGGGGAGCCCCCGGAGGACCTGCAGCTGTTCCTCGACGCCGCTGTCCGCGTCGTCGAGGGCCGCTGCGGGCCGCTGGAGCAGCGGTCGCAGACGCTGAGGTGTCGGCCCAACGGCCGGAACTTGGTGCTGCCTGCCACGAACCTGCAGGCGGTCACCGCGGTGCGCGACCCCGCCGGCCAGTTCGTCGCCGTGCGCGCGGCCGACGTCAACCTCCTCGCCGGGATCGTGCCCGTGCCCTCCGTGAGGGACGGGTGGTGGGAGGTCGACGTGTCCATCGGGGGCTCGGCCATGCCGGCCGACCTGAAGCTGGCCGTCTTCATCGTCGCCTCGCACCTGTACGAGCTGAAGCGTGGCCGCGCTGACCGCCCGCAGGCGTACTACGGCGGCGAGAACAGCGACACGCAGGACGTCCCCCGGGGGTTCGCCGTACCGGCTCGTGCTGCGGAGCTGATGCGGCCCTACGTCATCCCGGCGTTCGCGTGAAGCCCCGCGGCACGCGCATCCCGATCCTGGTCGCCAGCCTGGTCGACATCTTCACCCTCGGTCTGGCCCCGGTGCAGGTCATCAACGGGCCTCGCGGCGCTCAGAACATCGAGCCCGACGCCGTCCTGCTGGGGCTCACCCCCGCCGGGGCGGAGGCTGTCGCGGTCACCAGCACCCCGGCGGCCGGCCTTGGTTCGCGGCCCGTCGACTCCTTCACCCTCTGGGGCCTCGTCTCCTGCTACCACGGCGACGACGACATCCAGAGCCTCTACAACCGCGCCGGCGACCTGCTCGACCGCGGTGAGCAGCTGCTCGTCGATCAACGCGTCATCCCCGACGTCGCCGACGACCTCAAGCTCGGCACGGACTCCACCTGGACGCCGGCGCACTTCGAGCAGGGCACCGCGCTCGAGGTGTCCTTCACCATCACCGGCCGGATGCTCCGGTGACGGTCGAAGACGACGGCGACCTGACCCGCGAGATCGGCCGCCTCGGACCACGCCTGCAGCAGGTCCCCGACGACCTGCGCACGAAGACCCGCACCGCGATCCGCACCGCCGCCTCGCCGCTCGCGGCACGGGCCAAGCAGAACGCGTCCTGGTCCACCCGCATCCCCCGCGCCATCCGCATCGGCACGAGCTTCACCGGCAAGAACGCTGGCGTCACCCTCCGCGTGGCCCTCCGAACCGCCCCGCACGGGCGCGCCTACGAGGACCTCTCCGGCGCCTCCCGCAACGGCACCTTCCGCCACCCCGTCTTCGGTCACCGCGACCGCTGGACGACGCAGAAGACCCGCCCCTTCATCGCCCCCGCCGTCTCGGCGGGCCGCGACAAGACCCTGCGCGACGTGGACGAGGCCATCACCACGGTCCTCGTCCGCGCCGGCTTCACGCACTGACAGGAGGGCGTCATGGCCCAGTTCACCGAGATCAAGCACCCCGACATCGAGGGGCACACCGCGCGCGTCGCCGAGAGCGCCGTGGCGAGGCTCGCCGAGGCGGGCTGGGAGCGCGTGGAGCCGCCTGTCGAGCCGACCAGCGAGCCGGCCACCGAGGACGTCGCCCCCGCCGTGGCCCCGGTCCCCGCTCCGGTCGCCGCCGACACCCCGGCCCCGAAGGCCAAGCCGAGCAAGTAGCCCCGCCCGCCCGCCCCTCCCTGAACCTGGAGACCCCCATGGTCACGTCGCTGCCCCAGTCCGACCGCTTCTTCGCCCCGGGCATCACCAAGGCCCTCTTCCTGCCGGTGGTGGCCAACTCCACCAAGTCCTCCGCCGACCCGAACTACTGCGTGCCCACGGGGGCCGAGGTGGCCGCCGGCATCGACCTGTCCGACGAGATCGCCGACTGGTCCGGCTTCAGCCTCTCCTCGAACTTCATCGACACCCCCGACCTCGGCTCCCTCTTCACGGGCACCGTCCCGGGCCGCATCAGCTCCGAGGCGTCGAGCATCACGTTCTACGCCGACCGCGACGGCCAGGACGTCCGCGAGATCCTGCCGCGCACCACGCAGGGCTTCATCCTCATCGCCGACGGCGGCCTGGCCACCGGCAAGAAGGCGGACGTCTTCCCGATCGAGGTCGGCTCCGTCGGCAAGCCGCGGTCGGTGTCCGACACCGCCTCGCAGCTCACGATCAACGTGTCCATCCGCCGGCAGCCGGCGCAGGACGTCACGCTGCCGACCATCGCGTGAGCGCAGCCCGCGACAGGCTCGCCCTGAAGAAGCGGCGCCGGTTCGACTTCCCGGTCGAGATCACTGACCCGGGTGACCTGCCCCGCCGTGTGGACGACGCCCGGCAGCGACTGCTGCTGCACAGCGCCATCGGCAAGGAAGGCTCCGACCGCGACCGGTTCGAGGCCGACCTCGCCGACCTGGAGAAGGAGCTGGCCGGCCACTACGAGCCGGTCGAGTTCCAGGCCGCGCCTCCGGTCGACTACGAGGCGCTGGCGGCGACCCACTTCAAGGACAAGGGCGACGCCGACGTCGACATCGACGCCGTCCTCCCTGCCCTGGCCGCGATCTGCGCGGTCGACGAAGACTTCCAGGACGAGGCCTACTGGCTCGAGGAGCTCGACCCGAAGACCACCAGCTGGTCTGTCGGCGAGCGGTCCGAGCTGTACGGCCGGCTCGTGGAGATCAACGTCGCCCGCCCGGACGTCCGGATCCCAAAAGGCTGACGAGGGATGCCCTGTTCGCGGCCCGCATGGCCTACTGCGGGCCGCAGGGCATCCCTCTGGACACCTTCCTGGAGTGGCCTCAGACCTCCCAGGACGCCGCCCTGATGTGGCAGGCGCACGAGGGACGTCGCTACCCCGACGGGACCCACCCTGACGACTGGGACGAGGACCAGGGCGGGTCCCGGCGGGCGTACCACACCCACATCGACGTCCACCCGGGCGCACAGCTCATCGAGACCGCGATGAACAGCCCCGACTTCGCCGCCGCCGGCAAGGGCGCCCACGTGCGCCTGGTGCCCGGTGACGCCGCGGCGTGCAAGCGCTGCGGACTGCAGCACTGAGAGAGGAGCACGGCCGTGGCCGACCGCAACAACGACATCCTCATCCGGCTGCAGCTGCGCACCCAGGGCGACTTCAAGGCCGCCCAGGACTCCGCCAAGGCCATGGAGCGCGAGCTGGGCCGCCTCGAAGCGGCCCAGCGCTCCATGGCGGGGCAGGAGGCCGCGGCCTACCGCGAGTCCGCGCAGATGGCCGCCAAGCGGACCCAGGCCGCCGCCGACGTCGGCAAGGGCGTCGCCGCGGCCGGTGCAGTCGTCGCGGCCGGCATGGTCACCGCAGTCAAGGCCTTCGCCGACTTCGACGAGGCGATGTCCTCGGTCAAGTCGTCCACCGGCGCACCGATCGCCGAGCTCGACAAGCTGCGCCAGGCCGCGATCGACGCCGGGTCCAACACGAAGTACTCCGCCACCGAGGCGGCCGGCGCCATCAACGAGCTGGCCAAGGCCGGCGTCTCCACCGGCGACATCCTCAACGGGGGCCTCGCCGGAGCCCTGAACCTGGCCGCCGCCGGCCAGATCGACGTCGCGGACGCCGCGGAGACCGCCGCGTCCGCCATGACCCAGTTCAACCTCAAGGGCGCCGCCGTCCCGCACATCGCCGACCTCCTCGCGGCCGGCGCGAACAAGGCCCAGGGCTCCGTCGACGACCTCGGCCAGGCGCTCGCCCAGTCCGGGCTCGTCGCCTCGCAGATGGGCCTGTCGGTCGACGAGACCATCGGCACCCTCTCCGCCTTCGCCTCCGCGGGCCTCCTCGGCTCCGACGCCGGCACCAGCTTCAAGACCATGCTGCTGGCCCTGGCCAACCCCTCCAGCAAGGCCGCGCAGACGATGTCCGACCTGGGCATCGCCGCCTACGACGCGCAGGGCAACTTCGTCGGCGTCGCCGGTGTCGCCGAGCAGCTGAAGACGAAGCTGTCCGGCCTCAGCCAGGAGCAGCGCGACTCCGCGCTCGCCACCATCTTCGGCTCTGACGCCATCCGCGCCGCCGCGATCCTCTACAAGGACGGCGCGCAGGGCATCAACGACTGGGTCTCAGCCGTCGACGACCAGGGCATCGCCGCGAAGACCGCAGCGACGAACATGGACAACCTCAAGGGCGACGTCGAGCAGCTGAAGGGCTCACTCGAGACGCTGCTCATCACGCTCGGCGGCGGGCAGATCGGCGACTGGGCCCGGCAGGGCACCAAGGACGTCGACGGCATGGTCGACAGCTTCAACCAGCTCCCCCCCGAGGTGCAGGGCCTCGTCAGCACCCTCGGCGCCCTGGTCGCCGGCATCGGCCTCGTCGGCGGCGCAGCGCTGATCCTGATCCCCAAGCTGCAGGAGGCGAAGGCCACCCTCGCCACGGTCGGCATCACCGCCGACTCCGCCCGCGTGGCGCTGGCACGCTTCGGGACCGTCGCCACGGCGACCCTCGCGACCGTGGCCGCTGTGTACGCCGGGACCAAGATCGGCGACAAGCTCACCGAGGTCTCCACCTCGGCCGGCCAGACCGAGCAGGCGCTCGTCGCCATGGCCACGGGCGCGAAGACCGCCAAGAGCAGCTTCGACCTCTTCGACACCCGCGTCTTCGGTCAGACCGCCCACGACGTCACCTCTGCGGACGACGCGCTCGCGCAGTTCGCCGCGACGGCGAACCGGGCGGCCGGCGGCGGCTTCCGCGAGTTCTACTCCACTATCGCGAGCCTCGGCGGAGACAAGCGCCGCTACAGCGAGTGGGCCGAGCAGCTTGACGCCTCGCTCGCGAAGCTGGTCACCTCCGGCCACGCCGAGGAAGCGACCGCGGCCTTCGAGAAGCTGAAGGCCGCGGCGGTCGCCCAGGGTGTCGCGCCCTCGGAGTTCGACGCGAAGTTCGGCGCCTACGGTGCGGCTGTCGCCGCGGCAGGCTCGGCGGCCGCGGCCGCCGAGCCCGAGGTCAAGGCGATGTCGGACGCGCAGACCGAGGCCTCCGGCACCGCGAAGGAGCTGACCGACGCCGAAGCCGACCTGCGCGACGAGCTGGCCAAGGCCGCCGGCGACTTCGTCAACCTGACCGGCGCCTACACCGACGTCCTGCAGCGCAAGCAGGACGCCGACCGCGAGGCCGCCGAGCAGACCGCGAAGTCGACGAAGGACGGCAAGGACTCCTGGCAGGACTACGTCCACACGGTCCACGAGTCCGTCGACGAGTACCTCGCCGAGCTGCAGCGCCAGGTCCAGGCGCAGCAGGACTGGGCCGGCAACCTGCTGTCCCTCTCCTCCCGGGTCAGTCAGGGGACCCTCGACGAGCTGGCCAAGCTGGGCCCCGAAGGCGCGCCCCTCGTCGCCCAGCTCGTCAACGGCACCGACGCCCAGCTCGCGGACCTCGAGCGCCTCATGGGCGCCCGCACGGCCACCGCCACGGGCAACATGGCCGACGAGCTGCGCAACGCTGGCCCCGTCCTCGCGGCCGTCGCGGAGCGCGCCGGCAAGGACACCGCGGACGCCTACGCGCGCAAGCTCGCCGCGGGCGAGACCACCGTGGCCGCCATCGCGCAGTCCTACGGCCTCACGCTCGACCAGAACATCCCCGACGTGAAGAACACCAAGGTCACGACGTCGGGGACCGGTGAGGCAGCCAGCGCGGTCCGCGGCGTGAAGTCGGCGATCGACTCGCTCCAGGACAAGACCGTCACGCTGAAGGCCATCCTGTCGGGCTCCGTCGCGGCCGCAGACACCCTCAAGCCCGGTGACGCTGGCTACGGGGTCCGCAAGGCCACGGGCGGCTACATCAGCGGCCCCGGTACGGGCACCAGCGACTCCATCCCGGCGCTGCTGTCCAACGGCGAGTACGTCGTGCGTGCCTCCTCCACGGACCGTCACCGTGGCCTGCTCGAGGCCATCAACCGCGACGACCCTTCCGTCCCCCGGTTCGCCACCGGCGGCCCGGTCGTGTCCGTCAACATGCCGTCGCCGGCGAAGCTCAACGCCGACGTCTTCGCTGCACTGAAGAGCCCCGCTCAGGAGCTGCAGAAGGCACAGGAGCAGGCGGTGATGTTCCAGTCGGTCGGCTCGGTCGGTGCGGGCGTCGAACGCTGGCGGGCGACGGTCCTGCAGGCGCTGGCGATGATGGGTCTGCCGGCCTCCCTGGCCGACACAACCCTGCGCCGGATGAACCAGGAGTCCGGCGGCAACCCGAATATCTTCAACAACTGGGACAGCAACGCCAAGAAGGGCACACCCTCGGGTGGGCTCATGCAGACCATCGCCCCGACCTTCCGGGCGTACCACTTCCCCGGCACCTCGAACAACATGCTCGACCCCCTGGCGAACATCCTCGCCAGCATGAGGTACGCGCTCTCGCGGTACGGCTCGCTCCCCGCGGCCTACAACCGCAAGGGCGGCTACGCAGAGGGCGGCCCGGTCAGGGGCCCGGGTGGGCCTCGTGAGGACGCCATCCCCGCATGGCTGTCCAACGGCGAGTTTGTCGTCAACGCCGCGGCCGCGAAGCAGAACCACGGCCTCCTCACGGCCATCAACGCTCAGCGCTTCGCGACAGGTGGCCTGGTCACCCGCGGCGTCCGCGACGTCGTCTCGGGCGCCGGGCCCACCGTGGCCAACGGGTCCGACCTGGCGAGCTACCTCCGCCGCAACATGGCGCTGCCGCCCACCACGGTCGACGACAGCCCTGTCCGTGCGGCCAACGCCGACGCGGTGAAGTGGACGTCGCAGCTGGCCATCGCGGAGGCGAACCTCGCGAAGGCGAAGCTCGCCGACGAGACCGCCAGCGACGCCCTGCGGGACGCCGAGTCCAAGCTCAGCTCCGCGCGCAGCGAGTCCGAGCGCGCGAACGAGGCCGCCACCAAGTCGGCGGAAAAGTTCGCCGACGTCCGCAAGGACGCCGACAAGGACATCACCTCGGCCCAGGCGAACCTGACCAAGGCGCGCGGCAAGGGCGACAAGGACGCCATCGCCTCGGCGACGGAGAAGCTGCAGAGCGTCCACGCCGACCAGAACGAGCGCCTCGCCGACGCCCAGAAGGACCTCAACGAGTCGCGGGCCGAGGCGCTGAAGGCGTCGCAGGCGCTCGCCGACGCGGACAAGGGCCTGGCCGTCGCGCAGCAGGTCGCCGGCAACGCCAGCAGCAAGGCGGCCAAGGCCGACGACGAGGCGACCGGCGCGAAGACCGCCTACGAGACGGCCACGAAGCGTGCGGCCGACGCCCTGGCCGACTTCACCGCGGCCCAGGCCGAGGCGCTGGCCTACGCCAAGCAGATCGCCTCAGCGGCGATGGCCGGGTCGGAGATCACGGGCCTGTTCACCGCGGAGGACACCGGCCGCGCACTGAAGTTCGCTGAGGCCGCCTACAAGGCGTCCGTGGCGCAGGCGCAGGCGACCACCGAGGCGGAGTCCTACCAGTCCGCCATCGACCAGGTGGCCGCGTCCGGGGCGAAGCTGGCCGCCACCCAGGCGGCCATCGGCGCCTCCTACGCCACGCAGAAGGCGACCCTCGCCGCCACCCGCGCCGAGGTCGACGCGCTCGCCCGCTCCTATGGCTTCACCGCCGAGCAGGCGGCCGCGCTGGCGGAGTCCGCGGTGCCCCTGGCCAACAGCGGCCAGACCCTCGTGGACTCCCTCACGCAGCAGCTGAAGGCGGTGCAGGACTTCTCCCGTTCCGTGGGCACCCTGCGAGCCCTGGGCCTCTCCCAGGGCCTCATCGACCAGATCCTGCAGGCCGGGCCTGAGAAGGGCCTGGCGCTCGCGCAGGAGCTGATCTCGGGTGGCTCGGACATGGTGAAGAGGCTCAACGACCTGCAGGCCCAGCTGGTGACGGCGTCCAACGCGCTCGGCACCAGCGCGGCCCAGGCGGCCTACAGCTCGGCGGGCGCGCCCCCAGTCATCTCCCGCGGCACCCGGGTCCTCAAGGCCGCCGGCGGCGCGGTGCACGGGCCGGGCACAGGCACGTCGGACTCCGTGCCGGCGTACCTGTCCAACGGCGAGTACGTCGTGAAGGCGGCCGCCGTCGCCCGCTACGGCCCGGCCCTCTTCGACGACTTCAACGCCATGAGGCTCGCCGGCGGCGGCCAGGTCCCCTACTACGCGGCCAGCCGCACCCGATCCGTCACCGGCCCCGCTGGTGCCGGCAAGGCCGGCGGCGTCCCGCAGGTCGTCAACACCGGTCCGCAGTTCCACGCACCGATCTACGAGGGGGTGACCGTGCGCGAGACCGTGGACGCCGACGTGCTCTGGCAGCGAGCACCCCTCGGCCTGGCCGGACCGCTCGGCGCCGGGGGTGGCCGATGAAGCTGTGGCTCGAGCACCCGGCGCTCGGCGAGTTCCAGCTGAGCGACCGCTCGGGCGTGCGGGCTGCCACCCTCGACGACCGCACCCCCGCCGCCCGCGTCTCCTCCGAGGCACGCACCAACGCCGACGGAGAGGACGACAACACCGCCTACCACGGGGCGCGCGCGATCTCGGTCACGCTGTCCCTGCACGGTGGCGAGGACGGCGGGGGTCCGGTCGAGGACCTCATCGACCAGCTGGCGGCCTACACGACGCCGGACCTGCGGCCCTACCTCGTCAAGGACGCGCAGAACGGGCGGCCGGCGCGGCGCATTCGGCTGCGCGGCGACTCGATGTCGGCGCCCCGGGAGATGCCCGGCTACGCCGCGGTGCAGGTCTCCTGGTCGGCGCCCGCGGGCGTGTGGGAGTCGGTCGACGAGGTGAGCGTCTCCGTGCTCGCGGGTGCAGACGTGGAACCTGGCCTCGCGCATCCGCGGTTCTACCCGAAGGTCTACCCGGCGACGACCCTCACCGGTGCGGTGCCGGTCGTGAACGGTGGGACCCGGCCCACCCCTCCGGTCATGCGGCTGTATGGCCCCTGCACCGACCCTCGCCTGGTCAACGTCACCACTGGTCTGCAGCAGTCCCTGATCGGGCTCAACCTGGCGACGGACCAGTACGCCGAGGTCGATGTGCTTGCGTCGACCATCCGTCTCAACGGGCGCCCGGCGGAGTCCCTCGACGCCTACCGCGACTGGGGCAACACGTCCTTCTGGTGGCTAGCTCCCGGGACGAACTACATCCGCTACGTCCCAGCCAGCGTCAGCGGCGACAGCCCGCGCGCGGTGCTCACGTTCCGCGAGACCTACTTCTAGGAGACCCCACCCATGGTCGTCACCACACTCTGGCTGACCGAGGTCGAGACCTCCGCGCGCGCGGACCGCGGCATCCTCACCGACCTGTTCACCGAGGGCGTCAAGAACGTCCAGGCGAACCAGTTCAAGGTGATCCCTCGCGCGGCCGGCGCGAACATGACCGTGACCGTCCGCAAGGGCGACCAAGACAACGCCGTCGCCTACATCACCGGTGACGATTTCGCCGGGCAGGGCCTCTACCGCAGCGAGATGGACGCGGATTGGAACGACCTGACCATCGCCGCCGCTCCCGCCTCGGGCACCCGCACCGACACCGTCGTCTGGGAGACGGTGGACAAGAGCGCAGTCGGGGGGACCGTCAACGAATCCCACCCGCGCGTCCTCACCGGAGTCGCGGCGCTCACCGCGGCGCACAAGACGATGATCCCGCTGGCGCGGGTCACCGTCGCCGCCGGTCAGGGGAGCATCCAGGCGCAGCACATCACCGACCTGCGCTTCCAGGCCGACAAGGCCCAGCTCTCGTTCGCGGCCACCGACGTGCAGTGGTTCACCACCTCCGCCACGTGGGTGAAGGTGAACGGCGCCAGGGCCGTCGAGGTCATCCTCATCGGCGGAGGTCAGTCGGGCGCAAGCGGGCAGGCCGCGGGAGCCGGGCAGAGTGACACCCCCAACGGAGGCGCTGGCGGCCGCGGCGGGGAGCGCGTCAGAGTGCTGATCCCCGCTGCGAGCCTCCCCGCCACGGTGCCAGTGGTCGTCGGAGCCGGCGGTGCAACGTCCGCTCCTGCCGCCTACGTATCGAACGTGTTCTCGCCGGCCGGGCCCCAGAACCCCGGCGGCGACAGCAGCTTCGCGGGCGTCGTTGCACGCGGTGGCACCACGAACCGTGCTTCGTTCACTGGCGGCGCCGGCGGAACCCCTGTTCCCTACTACGACCCGTCTCAGGTGCAGGGCTCCGAATTGCCGTCCGGGGGTAACTCCAACGGCGGCGGCGCTGGCGGTGGCGGCGGCAAGAGTCGCTTCCAGACGTCCTACCAAGGACCGGCGGGCCCGGGCGGAGTGAACAACGAGGTCGCCACCACCGCCGCGACGAATACCGCGACCGGCGGTCGCGGCGGCGCCGGTGGTGATATCGCCGCCGGCGGGACCGCGGGCGCCTCACCCGGTGGCGGGGGTGGGGGCGGCGGCGCCAACGGCGTCAGCGGCGGTAACGCCGGCCCCGGCGGCAAGGGCGGCGACGGCCTCGTCGTCGTGATCACCTACACCTGAGGAGCGGCCACCGTGCGCTACGCAGTCGTCGACGGCCAGGCCGTCGTCAACGTCATCTTGGCCGAGCCAGGCTTCGAGCTCGACGGCTTCACGCTCATCGAGCTGGGTACACGAGAGAACGTTGCTCCCGGGTGGGCCTACCGCGACGACCAGTTCATCGGCCCGAGTGGCCAGGGCGCGGCCCCCGCGCAGCCCTCCGACCCGCCACCTGATCCGGTGGACGTCCTGGCGCAACTCGCGGCCCTCCAGGACTGGGCGGCCGCCATCCAGCTGCAGGTCGACGCGGCGACCGAGATCCTCATGGGAGGAGTCCAGTGAGCGCCACCTGGTTCCGCATCTACACCGGCATGATCGAGCGAGGCACTGCCTCTCTGGCCGGCATCGAGGGGTGCCGCGCCAAGAGCTTGCTGACCGACGAGGAGCACACACAGCTCCTCACGGCCTGGCACGTGAAGAACGACCCACCCCTCGCCGAGCCCGAGCCGCCTGCACCGGCGGCGGACCCGCCGGAGCAAGAGCCGGCGAGCGCGGGTGGCTGACGTCCCCGCAGGAGCCCGGTTCCAGATGATGGCCGGGCCCGCGGGGCGGCCCCCGGTCCGTGAGCTGACCAAGGCGTCCGGCATCACGTGCGCCTGGCGGCTCGACCCCTCGCACGAGCTTTCATTCACGATCCCCGCCCGGCCCGGCCTCGACCACCCCGACGACGTCCCCGAGGCTGCGTCGCTGCAGGAGCTGCGCACCGACGTCCACCTACTCCTCGACGGGCAGCCGATCTACACGGGCCGGATGGGGCAGCCCACCGACAACCCCTCCGACGTCGCGCACGCCCGCACCGTCCAGACCGCGGACTACCGGGCACTGCTGGGGCGTCGGTTCTGGCGCGGCCCGCAGACGACCTGGGCGCAGTTGCCGGTCGCCGAGCAGAGCTTCGTGGTGGATCGCCTTCTCATGGCGGCGCAGAGCGACCCGGGCGGGGCCCTGGGCATCTCGTCGAGCGGCCTACCCGCCACCGGGCAGAACGTGAACCGGACCACGGAGCCCGGCGCCAGCATCCTCGAAGAGCTGAAGGCGATCGCGGCCGCTGGCGTCGCCAACGAGGTCGGTACCCCTGGCTTCGACTGGGACATCACGCCCGGGTGGACCGGACGGACCGTGCAGCTCTGGTACCCGGGGCGCGGGAAGACCGCGAACCCCCTGGTCTACCGGTGGAGCACGAACCCGCTCGCCCGCGAGACGTCGGTGCTGAAGAACCTCACCCGCACGACGAACCCAGGCGACTACGCCAACGCCGTCCTCGTGACGGGCGGGACGAAGTCGGTCACCACGACCACCACGGCCGTCGACCCCAGCACCGGCCAGACCGTCGTGCGGACCACCACCACGCAGGTGCCCACCACGCCCGTGTACCGGGCCGTCGCCGACATCGCGACGCGCCCGGAAGGCCTGTGGCAGCAGACGCTGTCCTACCCGGACATCGTCGAGCAGGCCGAGCTCGAGGCGAAGGCCGACGAACGTCTCGCCGCGCTCTCGTCCATCACGCCCACCTGGTCCTTCGACCTCAGCCTCGCCGCCTGGCTCGACCTCGGCGGCCAGGACGCCTACTGGCTCGGCGACACCGTCCCGGTGATCGTCTCCTCCGGCGTCGTCGACGACGACGTCCAGCTGCGCGTCACCGAGGTCCGCCTGGTCCTCGACGGCAACGGCGGCGGCACCGTCACCTTCACCCTCGGCCCGCCCCGCACCGCCGCTCCCGGCTACATCGCCTCCCTCGGGCAACGCCTCGCGGCGCTCGAGCTTCGCTCCTGACCCCTGACACCCCACACCGGAGGACCGGCATGTCCCGTTTCGCTGTGATCAAGCACCCCAACATCACCCCGGAGGCCGTCGTCGCGGAGACGGCGCTTGCCTTCCTGCCGCCCGAGTGGGCCTTCGTGCGCTGGGTGGACGGCACCGTCGGCGGCTCCCAGCCCCGCGACTACGTCAGCACCGAGGAACTGCAGACCGCCCTCACCGGCCTGGTGGCCGGCACCGTCAACCTCAGCGGCTACGTCACCGACGGCGAGCTCACCCAGGCGCTCGCCGGCCTCTCCAGCGGTGGCGGCGGGGGGCCGGTCACCGCGGCCGCCATCACTGACGCCAGCGACCTGGGCCGGACCGTCCTGAAGGCGGCCAACGCGGCCGCGGCGCGCACCGCGCTCGGCGCCGGCACGTCGTCCCTGGCGCTTGGCACGACGAGCGGGACCGCCTCGGACGCGCTGCACACGCACACGTCCGCCGGCGTCACCGACTTCACCGAGGCCGTGCAGGACGCCGTCGCGGCGCTGCTGGCCGCCGGTACGGGCGTCACGGTCTCCTACGACGACGCCGCCGGGAAGCTCACGCTGACGGCCGCCAGCGGCACCGGCGGCAGCACCGACCCCGAGGTGGTCCGCGACACCATCGGCGTCGCGCTCGCCGGCGTCGGCCTGGTCTCCGTCGTCGTCAACGACGCCAGCGACACCATCACGATCAGCACGACGGCGACCGCGAACTCGACCGACGCCCAGCTGCGCGACCGCAGCACCCACACCGGTACGCAGACCGCCTCGACGATCTCGGACTTCACCGAGGCCAGCCAGGACGCCATCGGTGCTTTGTTCGCCGCCGGCACCCACACGAACGCCACGGTCACCTACGACGACGCCAACAACAAGATCAGCGTCGCGGCCACTGTGCCCCCCGCGCTGCTGCTCTGGGCCGCGAAGTCGCCCGAGGGTATGGCCGTCGGGCCGATCACCTACAACACCGCAGGTGCGACGACTGGGCACAACGTGGCCTGGCCCGACGGGGCCACCGGCGTCTACGCGGGGACGGCGAGCACGACGTTCCCCGGGTCCATCGACACCTACACGGTGACGCACGTCCTGTCCGGGACCACGACCACCACGTACACGCAGCCCGCCGTGACCCGCGACGCCACCACCGGCCAGGTCACCACCCGCCCCGCCGTCACCGTCACCGTCGCCTGAGCTGAGGAGCACACCTGATGGGCATCATCGACCCCCGAGCATCCGTCGCCGCCGACAAGCGGTACCTCCAGCTCAACGACATCACCCCCGCCACCAACCTCGTGACGCTGTCCGACCTGCAGGACATCTCTGCACGCCTGACCACCCTCGAGACGGCCGGTGGCATCGTGGCGCGGCCGAGCCGCCCGTCCACGACGGTTCAGCCGTCCTTCTGGCTGCGCGGCGACCAGATCACGCAGTCCGCCGGCGCCATCTCCACCTGGACGGACAACGTCGGCGGCGTGACCTTCGCGGTGCCGGCCTCGCGCACGGCGCCCACCTACTCGGCCACCGCGGTCAAGGGCAAGCCCGGGGCTGTGTTCTCGCGGTCAGCCAACAGCGGCCTGTACTTCCCGAAGCCGGTCCGCGCTGAAGCGCAGACCGTGTTCGTGGTGTTCTCGGTCTCGGCCCTGAGCGTCGCGCAGGGGCTCATCCAGGGGACGGACTCCACGGCTACGGCGACCAACCTCAGCCTCAACACCTACTACCACGCGTCGAACGCGGTGGTCGCCGGCATGAACGGCAACACGGGGACGAACGCCTTCTCGGGGACGACCCTCGCCGCCGCAGGGCCCGTGATCGCCCGCTTCGGGTGGGGCACTGGCACCGGTGTGGGGACGGCATCGACCAAGCCGCTCACCTCGTCCCTGAACGGCGGGACGGTCGGTGCGTCCAACACCCAGTCCATGATCCCGGTCCTGTCGACGGGCTTCACCCTGGGCGGCGCCGGCACGGCCGCCAGCAGCGGCCCCGACGCCAACGTCGCCGAGGTCATCATCTTCGACGCACTGCTGTCCGTGGCCGACCAGCAGGCGTGGACGCAGTACCTCGCCGCCGCCTACAACATCACCGTCGGCAACAGCTGATGGCCACAGGTCGAGTCCTCAAGCTGAAGAACGCTGTCAGCGGATTCGCAGCTGGCTACGTCTACGTTTCCGCCACGGCCGGCGGCGACACCACCACCGCACCCGCCCAACCCGCGCTGCCCGTTGTGAGCGACCTCGCGGACAGCGGAGTCGCCTACAGCGTCAGCTCGCTGCGGGCGGCGTCGTCAGGGTTCTCCGCGATTAACCTGACCTGGGCGAACACGGACCCGACGAGCGCGGTGACGCAGACGCAGATCACCCGCGACGGCAGCGTCGTGGCCACGCTCGGAGCAGCCACGTCATGGACGGACACGAGCGTCCAGCCAGGGACGCGCTACACCTACGGCGTGCGCACCCTCAACGCTGCGGGCCTCGCGTCAGAGCGGATGTACGACTACACCCGTGTCGGCGGCGCAGTCCCCGGCCCCTACGGCGTGTCCGGGACGAAGATCCTCGACCCGAACGGCAACCAGTTCATCCCCTTCGGTGGCAACGTGGGCGTCAACCAGGGCATCGGCGGGAACAACTGGTCCGACGAGCTGGTCAGCCCGCACCTGAAGGAAGCGCTGGACTGGGGGTGGAACACCATCCGCCTCACGGTCTACTGCTCCCGGGAGATCGACTGGATCGGCACGGACGCCACGTTCATCCCCAACAAGGCCTACACGACCAACGACTCCATCGGGTACAACGGCCGGCGCTACAAGCCCGTCACCAACTTCACCGCCGGCGCCAGCTTCAACGCGTCGGACTGGACCGACAAGGGCGCGGGGTCCTGCTACGGCCGGCAGAAGGCCATCGACGACTCCTTCGCCGCCGCCCAGAAGTACATCGACGCGGGCCTCGTCGTGGTGCTCACGTTCATGGACGTCACCCAGGGCGTCATGAACCAGGGCAACGTCAAGTTCGACGACATCGCCGACGCCATCACGCAGGCCGGGAACCGTTTCAAGGGTGAGCAGCGCCTGTGGGTGAACATCAACGAGCCCATCGGACCGAGCAGCCCCACGACGTTCCAGACGTGGCACGGCCGCTTCTACGACGCACTACGCGGCACGGGCGCCAACAACATCATCGTCGCGGACATTATGACGAACGCGCAGGATGCCCCCTGGGGGACCTACAAGCCCGACGGCGTCACGGTCACGCCCATGCCGAAGGTCTTCGACGCCAGCGTGGGCCCCGCCTTCCTGGCCAACTCCGGCGGCACCCCCCGCACGAACGTCGTCTTCGGGTACCACTGCTACGGCGGCCTGTCTCAGTCCTACGACACGCAGACCCAGTTCGACAACACTTACAACAGCTACTTCAGCAACTGCCAGAACGCCGGGCTGTGCGTGGCGCTGTTCGAGACGGGCTACAAGCTCGGAGCCGTCGAGCTGCCCGACTCCGGGACGGGAGACAACAACCGCAACATCCGCGGGTACCGGGCCTGCCTCAAGATCGCCCGGTCCAAGGGCATCGGCTGTGTCGTGTGGGATGCCACGTTCGACATCTTCACCGTCAAGAACACCACGGACTCCTCCGGCTACCACGGCCAGGGCTTCTGGTACGGCGGCGGCGCCTGGGCTGACCTTTCGCCGATGGGCTTGGAGTTCTGGAACACCGTCAACCCAGCGTTCCCTGCACCCACCAAGGCGCCGGTCCTGTCGGCCGGGTCGTCGCTGATCACCAGCCAGGACCTGTCCTGGAACCGCGTGTCCGGCGGGACGTCCTACGAGCTGTCCTACAAGGCCACGTCCGACACCACCTGGACGACGTTCTCCACCAGCTTGACGAAGCTGACGGCGTCGATCACGGGGCTCACGGCGGACACCAGCTACGACTACCGGGTGCGCGTCGTCACGTCCGGCGGGAACGGCCCCTACTCCAACACGCTGACGAAGAAGACGAACGCCCTCAACGGACCGCGCCCCACGGCACCGGCCACGACTGTTCAGCCGTCCTTCTGGCTGCGCGGCGACCAGATCACCGCGTCCGGCTCAACGCTCAATGCGTGGGCTGACGCAGCCGGAGGCCTGGCCTACACGGTGCCGTCGGGCAGGAACGCGCCCAGCTACAGCGCGACGGGCCTGAAGGGCAAGCCGGCGGTCACCTTCACGAAGGCGGCGACTGCCGGCCTCTTCTACCCCAAGCCGTTGAAGGCCGAGGCGCAGACCGTCCTGCTCGTCTTCGCCGTCGGTGCCCTTGGCACCGCCCAGGGCCTCGTCCAGGCCACGGACTCCGCCGCGGTCGCGACGAACCTCAACGTGAGCGCCTACTACCACGGCTCCAACGTGGTCACGGCCGGCGTCCAGGGCAACACTGGGACGAACGCCTTCTCAGGCTCCGCCCTCACGGCTGCAGGGGCTGGCATCGGTCGCTTCACCTACGGCGCCGGTGGTGGCATCGGCACCAACAGCGTCAAGGCGCTGGCTTCCTCCTTGAACGGTGGGTCGCCCGGCACCTCCAACACGCAGGCCTTCACCGCAGCGGCCTCGGTCGGCCTGACTCTGGCCGGCGCCGGGACGACCGGCTCGGACGTGACCATCGCCGAAGTCATCGTCTTCGACACGGCACTGTCCGCGAGTGACGTCGCAGCGTGGACGCAGTACCTCGGCCAGGTCTACGACCTCTCGGTCGGGACCAACTAGCGCAGACGGCAGAAGGAACTCTCCGCCATGAAGAGCATCCAGAACGTCTCCTCCTCCGGCAGCCCCCGCCTGGGGCTGCCGGAGGGACGGGCAGTACAGCTGGGCAAGGCGGCGGACGCCCTGCCCCGCCTCGTCAAGACGGCCACCGGCCAGCTACAGGTCGCCGGCCAGCCGTTCCGGTTCGCTGGGTCGAGCATCTACTGGCTCGGGCTGAACGACAACGCCAGGGATGCGCAAGGGAACGCCACCTTCGTCTCCGACGCGGACATCCGCCTGGCCCTCGACCAGGCCGTGTCCATGGGCGCCACGGTCATCCGCGTGCACACCTTGGGCATCTCCCTGGGCAAGCCGAACACCATGATGCCCACCCTCGGCGTCTGGAACGACGCGGCCGTCGAACGCGCAGACTTCGTCGCCGCCGAGGTCCGCAAGCGGCCACTGCGTCTCTGGATCCCGACCACTGACCGGTGGGACTTCTACCACGGCGGCGGCGTCACCTTGGCGAAGATGGTCCTCGGCGGCGCTGCCACGATCAGCGACTTCTTCACCAACGCCACGGTGCGGACAGCGCACAAGGCGTACCTGACGACGCTGCTGAACCGCGTCAACCGGTACACCGGCGTGCGGTGGGGCGACGACCCCGCCATCACCTGGGAGACGGGCAACGAGGTCTACGACGCGCCCGTCGCGTGGCACGTCGACATCACCGCACACCTCAAGAGCCTCGCCCCGCTCGCCCTGGTGGCCGACGGGTCCGCAGCGTCCGGGATGCACGTCAAGGCCACTGCCGGCAGCAATGGCGCCGACATGCCTGGGCTTGCTGACCCGAACACCGACATCCTCGGCGGTCACTTCTACGACGACCACCGCATGGACCTGGCGTGGGTCGCGACCGATGCCGCCGCCGCCCGCGCGGCCGGCAAGGCCTACGTCGTCGGCGAGTACGACTGGACCGACACCGACAACAACGTGGCCAGGACGCGCACCTCCACCACCCGCGCGCAGTGGCACGCCGCGCTCGAGGCTGACCCCAACGTGTCCGGGTCGCTGTTCTGGTCGCTGGAGGTCAACAAGGCCGGCGTCGGCACCCACCGCGACGGCTACGAGCTCTACGCCGACGCCCCTGAGAACAGCGAGCAGGCCGCCGGCCGCGCCGCCCTCACCGCCCACGCCGCGAACATGAAGGCGTCGGCCACCGCCGGTGCCTCTGACCTCGTCGTCACCGGGCTCTCCTCCTCGCCGACCAGCCCGACCGCCGGCGACGCCGTCACCTTCTCCGGGGTGGTGAAGAACCAGGGCACCGCTGCGACACCTGCTGGCACGGTCGTGGGCCTGGCCTTCTCCATCGACGGGACCCTGGTCAGCTGGTCGGACACATCCGCGACCGCCCTCGCCGCGGGCGCCTCGCGGACTCTGACGGCGAACGGTGGCCCGAACGGTACCGCGACCTGGGCAGCGACGGGCGGCACACACTCGCTGACCGCTGTCGTTGACGACGTCAACCGGATCACGGAGTCGGACGAGACGAACAACGCCTCGGCCACCACGACCGTGACGGTCACGGGCTCAGGTGGGGGCACCGCTACCGTCCAGCCCGGCACCGGGGTGATGACGACGTCGAGCAGTCCGGTTCGTCGAGCTCGGGAGAAGACGGACTCCATCGGCGTCGCGACCCACCTCACCTACCCGGCCTACGCCGACCTCGCACAGGTCGTCGCCAAGCTGCAGTACGTCAACATCAACCACCTGCGAGACGGATGGGGTACAGGCCGCGGGTCGATCGTCACCTACCTGCTCAACAACTACCCCAGCGCTCGGCTCTGCATGGTCCTGGACGCGAACGACTGGTCTGGCAACGCCAGCACGCAGACGGGCGGAGTGTCCGCGGCCGCGCAGGTGGCGGAGTTCCAGAACACGGGCCTCATGCCGCTCGTGGAGTACGTGGAGGGACCCAACGAGCGGGACAGCATCGCCACCGCAGCGGCGAACTATTTCGCCCCACGCGCGGCGGCGTTCAAGGCCGCCGGGGTCAAGGTGGGCACGCCGTCGATGGCGCAGGTCAACCCGAAGTCGCCCTACGACGCGATGGCCTCGGTGCTTCAAGACCAGGTCGACGTAGTCACTCACCACCCCTACCCGGGTAGTGACTCCATGATGAACAGCACCATCCTGAACACCCTGACCACGAACAGTCGCAGCTTCTTCTCGACCGCGAAGCTGGCCTCGACGGACCCCATCCCGATGATCTTCACCGAGACGGGGTTCGCCACCAGCGCCAACGGCGACCAGGGCAAGTCGATGCCCCCCACGGGGCCGTTCGCTCACCAGCACCTGCGGATCTGGTCGAAGTCTTTCCTGGGACTACCGGGCAAGATGTACGCGGCCCGCGTCTACAAGTACGAGCTCATCGACCAGGGCGCTACCGACGTTGAGACCACGTTCGGGCTCTTCGACAGCAGCGGCAACCCGAAGCCGGTCGCGACGGCGATCCGGAACTCGCAGATGCTCGAGATGGACAACGACCCTGCCGCGCTGACCTTCACCCCGGTCGACGTGCCTGGGATCACGATCACCGGGACCAACTCCGGTACCGATGTCCTGAAGCTGCAGAAGGCCAACGGCGAGTGGTGGTACGAGATCTGGCAGAACGACGTCACCTTCGCGACCACCGGGGCACGCACTGAAGTCCACCCGTCCGGGGTGAACGTGACGCTGAGCTGGACGGGCTCTCGCAGCGTCTCGGTGTACCGGCCCACCTCGTCCCAGGCGGCCACCCAGACGGCCACCGGGTCCTCCATCACGGTGACCTCCAGCTACGACCCGATCTACCTGCGGATCGTCTAGATGACGGGCGACAGCGAGCACAAGCGCCACGGATGGCACTTCTACCTGCACCAGCGAATGGAGTTGCCCATGGCGCTCACCCGCCGCGTCCTGCGCGGTCGAGTCGGTCGGCGAGGAGAGTTCCTCATTTTCGCCGGCGCCGCCTTCGTCCTCATCGGCTACGGCTACGTCGTCTCCCCCGTCCTGCGGCGACCCGGCGTGCACGTCGTGCACGACCTCGTCCCCCCGCCCTGGTGGGGGGTGGCGTGGATCGTGGCCGGCGTCGTCGGTGTCGCCTTCGCCTGGGCCCGCAAGCCCGGACGTGACCGTCTCGGGTACGCCGCGCTCATCCTCATGCCGTCCCTGCAGGCCGGGTCTTACGCCACCTCCTGGGTGCTGTACCTGATCCACCAGCCCGGGGACCCGCGAGGCATCTACTCCGCCCTGGTCTACGTGGCCTTTGCCCGCTTCATCACCATCACGGCGGGCTGGCCGGAGCCCAGGGTGAGCCTCGCGGACCTGCGCCCACGAGGTGACCTGTGATGGGCGACGCGTGGGTCAACGGCGTGTCCGTGGTCCTCGTGGCGATCATCGGCGCCTACGCCACCCGCAGCGCCGTGCGTGCAGGCCGCAAGGCAGGCACCGAGCAGGAGTCCATCGAGGCGGGCGTCATCTCCACGCAGTCCTTCGTGGACATCGTCGGCACCTACGAGGGGCGCCTGCACGACCTGGAAAGGCGGGCGAGGAAGACCGAGGAAGACCTCGACAAGACCAAGAGGGACCTCGACGGGATGCACGACTGGAAGCGCGCGGCGATCCGCTACATCCGGGCCCTGCGCCAGCACAGCGTGCACCACCTGCCCGGCGAGGTGCTGCCCGAGCCGCCCCCCGAGCTGCTGCTCGACCTCGCCGACTGACCAACCACGGAGGAGTCCCCATGGCGACGACCGCCAGCCAGCGCGGCTGGTCCCTCAAGCCCCCGACCGTGCGGGTGCCGTGCCCCGGCATCCCGCTCAACCTCCGCCCCGAGGTGGCCCCCCTCTTCGAGGCGCTCATCGCCCGCGTCGACGCCGTCAAGGGCGCTGGCTTCATGCAGTCCTCCGGCGGCTACAACCCGCGCCCCGTGCGCGGGTACGAGCTGAAGTACGCCAGCACCGGCGCCGAGAGCTACCTCTCCAACCACGCCTGGGCGCTCGCCGCCGACTTCCGCGCTGGCACGAACCCGATGGGCACGTCGCTGCGCACGGACATGCCGCACGACATCTCTCAGATGGCCGCGTCCTGCTCGCTGCAGTGGGGCGGGGACTACTCGGGCCGCAAGGACCCCATGCACTTCGAGTTCATCGGCACCCCCGCCGACGCAGCGCGAGCGGTCGCGGCGCTGCACCCCGACACCGAGGAGGACCTCTTGTCCGCTCTGACCCCCGACGAGCAGCGCGAGCTGCTGACCCGGATGCGCAACACCGACGGGATCATCACCCGGTCCGGGCTCGGCACCCAGCTCGTGTCCCTCGTCGACGGCAAGACGAAGGGCTACCAGGACCAGTTCACCCTCTGGGCCGACGGGAAGCTCGACGTCATCGTCAAGGGCGTCGCCGCCCTCGTGAAGAAGACGGGAGCCTGACCATGGCCAAGCACGCCACCACCGGCTCCTGGAAGCCCTGGGCGACGAAGGCCGGCCGCCAGGCCAAGGCCATCGCCTCCACCCTCGTGGCCGCCGCCGGCGGCACCGTCCTCGCCGCCCTGGCCGACGGCCAGATCACCGGGCAGGAGTGGTGGGGCATCGCCGTCGTCGCGGCCGCCGCCTACGGCATCACCTTCAGCGTGCCCAACGCCCCCAACCGGCGCGCGCAGATCATGCCCGTCCCCGATGCCCGCGACGGCAGCTGA